TCAGACATTCAAGCCACCCGCTTCCGCTGCTGACCATCCTGCATCAGGCATCGATCCTGCGTCTTGTTTTTGTGGTTCTACCCTTACCTCTGGCAAATCCTCAAATGCTAATTGTTCAGAAGCACTCTTCTCAGAAGCATTCGTTTCAGACATACCGGCTTCTGGTTTGCTCGGTCCTGTCAGGGCAGCCATACTTACATAACCATCCGTCTCAATCACTTCTGTTTGACGGAGATATTCATCCATCGGTGTACCAAAGTTATCAAGCAGTTCCTCAGAGAAGGTTCCCTTACGATCAATCGGATCTTCATGGCCAGGTTCACCCTTCTTTGGATGTACCCGGAACATCTTGTAATACTTGAAGTCGAAAACGAACACCTGGTGCTCATCGACCTCAATCAAATACCCAAGGATCTTATATCTTAGTTTTTTGTCCCATTGCATCACAGAATAGATCATATTCGTCAGATCAGGGCAGCTGATTTTTCTTGAGCTTCTCTTGCCTTTTTTGATTATACACCATCTTAAAGATCCAGTAGCTCCTGGTCTTGACTTGAATAAGGCGAACCGCTTCAAGTCATCATTAAAGAACGTCTCAATCTGCATCACGTTATCCAGGGCACTTATACATGCATTATTAAAGCAGATGCTCCCGTCCCTGATAGTCATCGCAGGATCCTTCAAATCAGCATATAGTTCTTTGCGAATCGCATAATAGCCATCGAAAGAAAACTCGAGTTCCAGTTGTTGTCTGCGACGTTCTCTTTCTGATATGGGTTCGCCGGACCCTGCTTCCTTATAGTTGTCATCCATTATGCAGCCCACCTTTCAATAATAGATTCCGCTTCTTTCCTGAGCCTGACAAGGTCCTCCGATGTCAGGATGTTCATTTCCTCTACTTCCTTCGAGGGGCGCATAACATCCCAGTCCCCGGAATAGTGATGCTGTTCCAGCAGTGAAAAAGAAGCTATACTTGTGATAGGTACGCCGAATCTGCAGCCTTCGCCAACAGGATAGACTCTCACTGTTTTTGAGACAACGATGTCATTTTCTTCATCAGGCTGCATATCGCTGCCCTGTTTGGGCGGGAGCATATCCACGGATACCTTTCCACGCTCGTCCGTTTCCTTCTGTGCTGTCATAATGACAGTATCTTCTGTTCTGGTTATTACGGGATTGCACAGGTTAAACAGAAGTACTTTTCCATCTTCTGTTTCCTCAATCTGTCCATTCATTTGATACTTGTCAGTATAGATCCAATCCATCACATCTACCAGCACATGCGACAAACCCCTGCAACTCAGATGCCGCACAGCCCATCTGTCATTTTTGAGTCTTGCCCAACGTATGGCATTAGGATTGTCCGGCTCACAAGGTCTTATGGCTATGCACTTTTTCACTGCGTTAATCAGAAGTTCTACATACTCGACGTTGCTAAACAAAGCCAGACATGCGCTGTTAAAATGAAACCTTCCTCCAGCGACCGTCATTGAGGGCTTATCCTTTGTATGATAAAATGCTCCATCAATTCTTTCATAGCCCTCCATGTTGAGCACTCTACCCTGTGGAGCTTTTTCGACCATTTCATTCTGATCGTATTGTTCCGAAGCGAGCTTATATTCCTCAGCCGAGAATCCTGTCCAGTCCTTATGGACTGGCACGTACCCTTTCAGGAATCCGCCATCAATTACGCTTAGTACCGGCATAGCTCTATTGCCTTTGGCAAACTTCATTGATGCCTGCAGTTTTATCGCAGCGTCATATACCGGACGCGGCACAATTCCTTCATGGTGATTTCTTCTTCTGTATTGCGTCCTATTCTTTCGGTTGATGACAGATTTATGATTCTTGAAATTGGGCGTATATGTTTTCCGGGCTAATATATCTCCAACATGACGCTCATTGGCTATTACATCAGCAATGCTCGACGGATTCCAAATTGTATTTCCAGGTTTTGTCTTCCGATGGTATTTGGTCAGCAGTTCAGCCAGTTGTTTATATGTCCACCCGTTCACAAACAGGTCGTAGATCACTTGGACTGTTTCGGCCTCTTCTGGGTTTATGACCAGATTCCCATCCTCATCCTTATCATAGCCCAACAGCTCTGGAATCAGAAAGATGCCTTTGCTGAATCGTCTGTCAACTGACCAGTTCATGATAAATGATTTGGACCTGGATTCTTCCTCGGCAACTGTAGCCAAGATCGTCAGTACCAAAGAACCCGTGCTATCCAATGTATAAAGGTTACTCTCATCAAAGAATACGCCTACCGGAGGATTCAGGTTTTTCAGATCCTCTATGATCGAAATACAGTCTACAACATTTCTGGCAAATCGTGCGATCGATTTAGCTAAGATGAGCTGGATTTTCCCCGCCTTAGCATCTTCGATCATCTGCAGCATCCCTTTTCGATGAGACAGTTCAGTACCAGAGATGCCCTCATCGCTGTAGATGCCTACAAACTCCCATAACGGATTAGCCTGAATTCTGCTGGTAAACTCATTTGACTGAAGTTCGAAGGATGATTTCTGTTCATCATTTTCTGTCGATACGCGAACATAGGCGGCCACTTTGAGCCGCTTTTCCATAATGTTGACGTCCTCGCTCATCTCAGCCGGTATAACCTCAAGCAAAGACGGATCTATACCCTTATAGCGTTCTGTGATTTTCTCCTTGCGAGTTTCTGCATTGCTCTGCCGTTCTGCTAAGTTCATTGATCATTCCTCCGCGCTTTGTGCTGACTATAACGCGAATTGAGGGTCGATTACTCCGGTTCTTCAATTCGTTCCAGATGCCAGAACCACTTTCTGTCCTTCCGGTATGAAGTAATCCCCAGCTCTTGCTTGGTTTGCTGCATGGTCTTATTTCCAATCCCATGACTTCTGAGCAGTTCTTGTATTTCTTTTGCGGTAGCATCCGATTTTGACAGTACATTTTTAATCAAGATAGCCGCCAGCTCATGTTTTGATCGTGGATAATATGGTTCTGGGGAAAGTTGCTCTGGTTTTCGTACCTCAGGTTCATCCTCAGATAACCATTGAAAGCCAGTATTACTGTTAATCTCAAACTTTATGTCTGGTCCAGTCGGAGCCAGACTGTTTTTTATTTGCTTAATCACTCTAACATCTTCATTACGTTCTACCTGCAATACACTTCTAGCTGAGGCAATTACATCAATGCTTCCCAGGCTACGGTACAGTTCTTTTGATCCCTCTCGTTTATTCATGTGCCCAATCAATACAACAGCACAGTTGTATGTCGATGCCCACATGCTGAGCCGTCTCATCAGTTTTCTGGCTCTGGCAGCTATCTGAAGATCAGAATCATTTCCGATATAGGCTTGTATCGGATCAATGACGATCAATTTGGCACGGAAAGATATAATCGCCTGCCTCAATCGTTCATCATCCAGGGTCAATCCGCTATGTACTTCTTCATTTATAAATGCAACATTCCGACAATCAGCGCCACTGGCTTCCAGGCGTGGTTTTATTGTATCTCCGACACCATCTTCTGAGCATTGGTAGATGATGCGTAGTGGTCGTCCGAATGCTCTTCCATCCGGCGCAACTCCGCCCTTTGACATCTCCGCAATGAGATTGAGCATCATCGTGGATTTGCCGTCTCCTGGGTCACCCTGGAGAAGGGTAATCTTTCCTACAGCTATATATGGATACCAAAGCCAGTTGACTGGCACAGTCTGAACATCACTGTACAAGGTCAAAAGGTCATTTGATTCAGTCATAGATCTCCCTCCTCCCTAGTGCAAATCTGCATGTTTATTATATATCCCTCATGAAGATCTCAGCTCATACCGTCAGTATGAGTCTTTCCAAAAACTCATATCAACGGTATGAAAAAAAGCCTAAGATATCCCTCCTGATGGGCGTGTGAATGAGCACCATCTTAAGCTCTTTTATACGTTGATAAATCTCCAATAAAGAGGTAATATCACCATGCCTTATGCGGGCTAGATGGAAAGGAAACCGGCTATGCTCATCAACTATGAACGCATCGGGACACGTATCAAAAGCCTTCGAGTTGAGAGACAATTGACCCAAGATCAACTTGGTGAAATGACTCACAGCTCTACCGCACAGATCTCGGCCATTGAGCGCGGAGTCAAAGCGCCAAGCCTCGATACACTCATTACTATTGCTAACACCTTGGGTGCCTCTGCAGATGACCTTGTGATTGATTCACTCTCCCATCCAAGCTCAGGAGTTGGAAATGAAATCCAGGAAATACTCCTGGATTGCAACCATGACGAGAAAGAAATGCTGATCAGAACCCTCAAGTTTCTGAAAGCATTGTTCTCCGAATTCGGCATTTAAACAAAAAAACGACTGCCCGCATAAGCCACAGCAGCTCCCCAGGTCCATGCCTAGGGACTGTCTGTGGTACACGGGCAGTCGCTTTCAATAAAAACGGGTTATCTTTTGGGTAATGCCAATAGTTCCCTGACTCTCTTCTGTATGTGTTTCTCGATTGGTACAAGTCGTTCATCTGGCAAGTTGATGGAAGGATGACGTGTAAAATGGAAATTGATCAATTTATGTAATTGAACTCGCTGCTTGTTTCCCATGACCTCTCTGCAGACTGTCTCATAAGGGATACCATAGGGATTAGCCCTGGATTTAGCATATTCATCCAAATGATCTATATCGTCCTGCATAGCAAAGTTGAACAGGGATAGACCATTGTCAAAAATGGGAGCAGCGCCGAGTACCTTTCCAGTATGATTATCCCGCAGAATACCGAAATTGCCAAAGTGCCGATCTTCATTGTAAATCACAGCATCAAAAACCAGCATGCTTTTCATCTCTTGAAGTGCCTCTTCGCTAATCCCAGCATAGTAATCCAGACAGGCCTGTATGCCGCCGGTTTTCACGATTCTGCCTATTGGTATATATGATGTATTGATGTCCGTGAATAGCTTACACGTGGATGCAAGAATCCCTTTCCACTGCTCCAGATCATATTCAACGGCATTCAGGCCCATTTGCCTGGCAATCTGGCAAGCATAGTATTCGCTGTACGGCTCCTTTCCGGTATTCGCAGCGCCTTCGGATCCTCCTTTGAAAAGATATATCCCTTTTCCCTCAATGTGGCGCCATGCTTTACGAAGCATCCCGTGGGTAGTTAGTTCCGGGGATGTTGTATCAAGAGGTTTGCTTTGTTCAATACCAGTGTAAGCCACTAAGGATAATGCATTAGAGAAACGATTCTCATAAAGATTATAGTTTTTGAACTTTCCTTCAAAACCTTCTGGAACGATCCAATAACTGTCGTTCAAAGAAAGCCCTTTGCAGACATCGATGATTCCCTTTGTATTATTAATGCTGAGTCCTAGCGTTTTCAGGATTTCATCCACAAAGGCTCGGTTCTTGGGGATCGTTCTTCTTTGAAGCCAGGCATATATACCATCGTCCGTCAATTCTAAATCTAACGGAAATACATCTAGACGTTCTTCATTAACCCATAGTATTTTCGTTTTCATACCAGACAGGCCGGCGTCTTCGATCGAAAACGTTAGCAAGTCCTCATCATACATACGGAGGCTGTATCGGCTGACAGGCAAATCTTCTTTATCTTTCAGATCTATGCTAACATCAAGATCCAACGCGGAGGCATACTTCAGCATCGTGTCCAACGAGATGTTCTGTTGGCCACTTTCCATTCGGCTAATATTCGGTTTTTGGGTCCCGATGCGGTTTGCCAGTTCCTGTTGTGATACACCTGCAGCCAGGCGTGCTTCCGTTAACGCCGAAACAATTCTCTGTCGCGCTGAAACCAGCTCAGAGCGTTCCATTTCATAACACCTCCTTGTTCATTGCGATGTTATCACTTATGATAACCGTTGTCAAGGACTTTGACATTGTTTTTCCAATCCTGACTCCATCGAAAAAACGTCTGCATGCATAAGCCACAGCATTTCCCCAGGTTCATGTCTAGGGGCTGTCTGTGGTACACGGGCAGCCGTTTTACCTTTGTGAATCCTTTTTCATAATAATGCCACTGTATGCCTATGCAGCCATCATCACCGCCTGCACTCCATCGGTCACAATGAATACTCTGTCCACCTTTTCAACAAAAGCCCACTCATCGAAATCTAGCTTCTCATCGGAAACTAGCACACCGTTCTCCCAGCCGAGTGCTTTTCTGATTTCTTCTATGAGTTCTGTTTCTCTGATGTGACGATTACAGCATCCACTTCCTCTGATTCTCCCATTGCACCGCCATGTTTTATAAAGACCATCTTTTCCTCTGGCAGTATGACGTGAGTATGGTTGACCGCATTCGGCACAGAATATCTTTCCATACAGGAAATGTGAATTTGCATTTTTGTACACCCCTTCACTACGTTGTTTTGCTTCCCTATCAAATCGTTCACAAACACCATCCCAGATGTATGAGTCTATAATTGCCGGGTGTTCATTATAGATGTATTTGCTACTGTAGCTTACGGTTAAATCTGGCTTTTTTGTTAGCACATTCGATGGTGCAGCCTTTTGAAATAAGCGGTCCCCTACATACGCTTCATTTCTCAGAATTGCATACACAACGGAGGAACAGAAGTCTTGTATTTGTTTCCGTCAAATCAATGAAGTCTGACATGTTGACCTCTCCCAGGGAATTGTTTGTGTTGCATGGAGTCCGACATTTATTGTTAAGCGTTCGCAAACTCCTCATCCTGCATTTCCTGATAGAGCTGCACTTGGTGCGGCGTCGCAAAATCGCTGTCCTCGGCCTTGCCAATAACCCGGCCAATCAGGTATACGCCCTCATATTCGTCAAACTTCATTAATTTGAACATCTGATTATGGGAGAGCAGCCCTTCTTCTGTGTATTCCTTGATGAAGAGCTCATTGCCAAACATAAATGCACCAATCTCACCAAATTTCAGATCGGGACCGTTCTCAGCTTTCTGGACAAGAACCCGATCCCCGTCATGAAAAGTGGGCTCCATGCTCTCGCCATTGACACGGAAAACGTAGTCAGAACGTTCAATCGTTGGCGATGAGATCAGCAGTACAGGCTCTCCTTCATCCTCAATCTCAGTAGGATCGCCCACACCGGCCGCAAGGCTTTTGCTGAAGCTATAAAGCTCTTTGAACCTTGGCAGGCTCTCCATCTGCTGCGCTTTCTGCAAGTATTGGACTAGCTTTTTTACTGCCATCTGGTTCTGGGGAGTCAGCTCACGGAATCTCTCCATCATCAGCTGCTCTTTTGCGTTGTAGTTCTGTAACGGATCATTGATCCTAAACAATTGATTTAAGGTAATACCAAGTGTTTTGCATATCACCGGCAATAGATTAACATCAGGGCGTGAGCGTCCCGTTTCCCAGTTGCTGACGGCGCTTGGCTTAACACCAATCATTTCTGCCAGCTGCTTCTGTTCCATTCCCTGCTTTGTACGATAGTACTTGATCCGCGCACAGACAACCGGCAGCGTCGGTTGCAGGAAGGACCCTGTTTTCATATCGTAAATCCCACCAACACTCTGTGTGGTTGTACTCATTGCTCTTCGCGCCATTGATTTACCCTCCCAATCTTTGGCTCAAGATAAGAACATTCGCTCATGGGGGCAAATTGTCCCCGACACTCACCGTCAGCATTATACAACATAAATTTACGTTTTGCAACATTTATTTTAAACTTTTTCTGTTTACATCCGTATTTTACTGTGATATAATCCGCTCAGATCACAATCCCTGGTTTTTGGTGATTTCCCTATCATCTGCGTTCGGAGCTGACCATAACGGCGCTGATGACCTAGACGATTTGAGGAGAGCCAAGACAATGAACGAAGCACCCATTCTGCAAAGTCCCCACGCGGTTAACCCGGCACAGCATCGTACTTTGGAAGAGATGAAGTCGGTTTATAGTAAGAAAATCGACGATACATTTAAGGCCTACACTGTCATCGATGAGCTGCATGTGCAGCCAGACCGGAAGCTCTTTGATGTCATGACAAAGGGCTCCGGCGACGCCCGAATGCAGCCGCTGTACTTCCTGATCACCACCGCCGGTACGGATACCCACAGCATCTGTTATGAGACGCATCAGAAGGCCCTGGATATCCTGGAAGGGAGAAAGCAGGACTCCACTTTCTATCCGGTCATCTACGGCGCAGCTGATGACGAGGATTGGACGGATCCCAAGGTATGGAGAAAAGCCAACCCCTCCCTTGGTGAGACCATTGGGCTGGAAAAGGTCGAAGCAGCCTGTCTCTCCGCCCAGCAGAATCCATCTGAGGAGAATGCCTTCCGTCAGCTCCGTCTGAACCAATGGGTCAAGCAGAGCGTCCGCTGGATGCCCATGGACAAGTGGGACGCCTGCGGAGATGACTACGACGCGGAAGACCTTGAAGGGCGCATCTGCTATGCCGGGCTTGACCTATCCTCCACCAGCGACCTGACAGCCCTGGTGCTGGTCTTCCCGCCCACACAAGCAGATGAGCACTACCGCGTCCTACCCTATTTCTGGCTGCCGGAGGAAACGTTGACCCTGCGCGTTAAACGAGACCATGTCATGTACGATCTCTGGGAACGGCAGGGCTTCATCCGGACCACCGAAGGCAACGTGGTGCACTACGGCTTCATTGAGGAGTTCATCCGAAAGCTCGGTGAGCGCTACGACATCCGGGAAATCGCCTATGACCGCTGGAACGCCTCCATGATGGTCCAGGCTCTCCAGGACGACGGCTTCACCATGATCCCCTTCGGGCAGGGCTTCCGGGATATGAGCAATCCGACCAAGGACCTGATGCGCCTGGTGCTGGAAGGAACTCTCCGGCACAATAAACATCCCGTCTTGCGCTGGTGCATGGACAACGTGTTCGTCCGAACGGACCCGGCTGGGAACATCAAGATCGACAAAGAAAAATCCACCGAGAAGGTGGACGGCGCTGTCGCGCTGGTCATGGGGCTGGATCGGGCGCTCAAGAATGAGAACGCCGCCAGCAGCATCTATGACGTCCGCGACATGCTGATGCTGGACTGGTAGGAAGGAGGAATCCATGCCAAGAGTACCGCCGCGACCCTGCCGCTATCCTGGCTGCCCGGAGCTCTGCGCTCCCGGTCAGGTCTTCTGTAAGGATCACATCATGTGGAGCAGTGATCGTTTGCGTGGCGGAGCCGATGCCAGGGGCTATAACTCCCGCTGGCGGTCGGAAAGAAAAGCCTTTCTGGAACGGCATCCGCTGTGCTCAGAATGCCGGAAGGAAGGCAAGCTGACCCCCGCCACCGTAGTCGACCACATCATCCCGCACCGGGGCAATCAGCAACTGTTCTGGGATCAGGAGAACTGGCAGCCGCTTTGCAAAGACTGTCATGATAAGAAAACGGGAAGTGGATTATGATGAAGACAGACCATATTGTGAAATCCATCTCCTATGATCAGTCTGAAATCATCCGAAACATCCTGAAGATCCACGTGCCAAGCAGGAAGGTTGACTGCGATCCCACCTACAGCAAGGGTGGATTCTACAACGGAACGGGAATTGAGCCACCGCTTTACCGCTACGATATCCTACCACAAGCAGATGGAGTTGTGCAGGGTGACGCAAGATGTCTACCGCTTGCCAATGAGTCAATATCCTGTCTGATGTTCGATCCGCCTTTTCTGGCCACCACCGGCCCGTCCCTCAAGGAAAAAGACGAAGGGAACATCATCAATAAACGCTTCGGCGTGTATCCGGACGAAAAATCCCTTCACCAATTCTATATAGATGCCATGAAGGAAGCCTATCGTGTCTTGAAACCGGACGGTATCTTGATCTTCAAGTGTCAGGACAAGGTCAGCAGTGGGAAGCAATATTTTTCTCACTGTTTTGTTTATCAGGAAGCTGTGAAGCTAGGTTACTACGCAAAGGATCTGTTTGTTCTACTTTCCAGGAATCGGATTATCGCCGACTGGCAGGCGCAGAATCAGCTCCATGCCCGCAAATATCATTGTTGGTTCTGGGCGTTCCAGAAAGCTGAAAAGGTCGTTCGTTTCACGTAAATACCACCATCCGTTTCCAGAAGGTGGCTTTCTCTTCCATATCGGGGGCCGGTGGGTGAATCACTCCCCACATCTCTTTGATGCCGCTTCGGCGCGTAGAAACTCAATCTCTACCTCGGCCCAATCGCATTAGATTCATTCATCTTCATCATAGTTGTTAGGCCGCCTAAGCCAAGGAAACAATACTCGCATATAGTCTTGCAACGAGTTTACGACGCGAGCGACCTGAACCACATCTTGAAGAACTCTGTAGGAAATAACATAGTTTTCAAAGACCAGCATACGGTACCCGCTGTCCATCCCGCCTGGCAAATACACGACCTGTCCGCTGTATGGAAAAGTGTGGAGGATCTCCGTCGTATCAATAATTCCATCCGTAATCCGCTCTGCAGAATCTGGGTTCTGGTACTCTTCATAGATGTACATCCAGATTTCGTCCAGGTCACGAAGAAATTCAGGGGAATAATCAACCCTGTACTGCATGGCGGCGCTCCTTCATATGGGCTCTGACCTGATCAATGGAAAGCCAGCCTTCTTCTTCGCCTGCCCGGATTCCTTTATTCATCTCGCACATGTAGCGCAGCGCTGCTTTCATTTTCTCTGTTTCTTCCTGATCCTCGATATGAACGACGGCATAAGCGCCGTGACCATTTTTTGTGAGATATACAGGAGATCCCGGTGTAACGGTTTCCAACAAGGACGAATAATTCCTCAATTCTGAGATAGGTTGAATGTTCGGCATATCAACGCCCCCTTTCAGCAAACTTACTATAGCACAGTCTTGTGTTAAATTCAACATCAAATTTGCAGCGCCAACATAAACAGCATTTAAATATTCTTCTGCTACTTTTCAAAACTGCAGAAGAAGTTTTAGAGGAGGTCTCCCGTGAAACAACTCTCCCTCGATATTGCCGAGATCAAGAACATCATCGGCGACAAGTACACTTCCCGCAATAAGGCGTCCCTGGTCTGCCTTGCAGATGAGAAGACGCACCACATCCTCTACAGCGGGGACAGTTATGAGCTTGGGAATCTTCTCGCCTACGCCGTCGCGCTCTTTGCCAAGGATGAATACGGCGGTGATCTTCGCAGTTTTGTGGATCAGTTCACGACCGCTATCTACGCCGCTTACCAGGACGAGCTGAAAAGGCCGTCGGAAGAGGATGACGCTACCGTCACAAAGGAGGCTACTGAATGAAAGTCCTGACCATGGGTGATCCGCAGCGGGTGAACCCGCTCATGTACTTCTTGTGCCGTCGGTGCGGCTGTGAGTTTGTTGCCAATGCTCTCGAATGCCACGAAGAGCAGGACCAGTACAACGAGAGCATCTACATGTATGACTGCCCGTGCTGTAAGAACAGAGTCTTCTCCGCACGGGAATATGACCGCAAAGGTCAGAAAGGCTGGTAAAAACAATGGGAGAAAAGATCAAGGGTGAACTCATTCCCCGCTACAGCTATACCGTTCGCTTCCATCATGTGGATGGATCACCGAGCGATTCCTATCAGTACCACGACATTCAGGATGCCTGCCATCACTTCGAACTCTACGATGACGATGACAGCGGCATCTATTCCAGCATTGAGCTGATCAAGCATGACCTGCTGGAAAAGAAGAACCGCCTCCTGTCCATCTCCTTCTTCGTGGATGAAGAAATTGAGGTCGACGAAGATGATCCGGATGCACCCTGCTATGGTGACTGTAATCATTGCTCCGTTTCGGAACACTGCGATGACTGCACAGCAGATGACGTCACCGACGATGAGGTGGACCCATCCGAGTGTGAGGGTTGCGAATACGTCAAGTATTGGCTGGAGCATCATCACACCACCGACCATCCTTCCACGAAGTAACGGAGGCGCAGATGAAGAATCCCTTATCCTTCCTGTTCCGGTCCCGCGATACCCCGAAGAATGCAGTGTCCGCCGCGCCAACCTTTTTCTTCGGCTCCAGTTGGTCCGGCAAGTCTGTCAACCCGCAGTCATCCATCCAGGTCTCGGCTGTATACGCCTGCGTCAGAGTTATCGCGGAAACCATTGCTTCTCTGCCCTTGGCAATCTATGAAGAAACCGAAACCGGTAGCCGGAAAGCAACGGATCATCCGTTGTACAGGATTCTGCATGATGAACCTAACGAGGAAATGACCTCCTTCATCATGCGCGAGACTATGATGGCCCATCTGCTCCTGTGGGGCAACTCCTACAGTCAGATCATCCGGACCGGCAAGAACGGCATCGTCAGCCTTTACCCGCTGCTGCCGGATCACATGGACGTGGACCGCAATACAGCAGGAAAGCTCGTTTACACCTACACCACCAAAGACGGTGTTCAGGTGAAGCTGGACCCATCCGAAGTGCTGCATGTGCCTGGTCTGGGCTTTGACGGCATCGTCGGCTACAGTCCCATCGCACTGGAGAGGAACGCCATCGGGTTGGGGATTGCCGCAGAGGAATATGGCAGCCGTTTCTTCCAGAACGGAGCCCGGCCCTCCGGCATCCTGACCCACCCGAACACCATCAAGGATCCGGGGAGGCTCCGCGCCAGCTGGAACGCGGCCTACGGCGGCTCTTCCAACGGCAGCAAGGTGGCCATTCTGGAAGAGAACATGCACTTCACTCCGATATCCATGCCGAACAATGAGGCGCAGTTCCTGGAAACCCGAAAGTTTCAGGTCGAGGAGATCTGCCGTATCTTCCGGGTGCCGCCACACCTCATCGGCAACCTGGACCGGAGCACCTTCAGCAATATCGAGCATCAGTCGATTGACTTCGCTGTGCACACCATCCGGCCCTGGCTGGTACGAATTGAACAGGCGATGAACAAGGCCCTTTTCACTGACAGTGAGAAGGGTCATTTCTATGTCCAGTTCAACATCGATGGCCTGATGCGCGGTGACTACAAGAGCCGCATGGAGGGCTACGCCATTGGGCGTCAGAACGGCTGGATGTCCGCCAACGACATCCGCGCCCTGGAGAACATGAATCCCATTCCTATTGATGAGGGTGGAAACGACTATCTCATCAATGGAAACATGATTCCCATCCAGCTCGCCGGTCTGACGGCCGCCCTGGTCGCTGCCATGCAGGCGGCGCAGACTCCCACAGAAGGCACTGATCAGGATACCAGTCAAGGTAACGACCAAGATAACAACCAAGATAGCAATCAGGATGGGGCATCGGAGGAACAGCCGGGCGAGCAGGCTGCAGCCGAACAACCACCCAAGAAAAAGCGTACCCGCAGGAAACGAAAAGAGGAACCCAATGAAACAGAAAAACCAACCCAAGGAGGAGACCAGTATGAACCGTAAGTTTTGGAACTGGGTCAAGAATGAAGACACCGGCCAGCGTGAGCTCTGGCTGGAAGGCGTGATCGCCGAGGAATCCTGGTGGGGTGATGAATACACCCCCGCCCTGTTCAAGGAGGAGCTGTTTTCCGGGGACGGCCCGATTCTCCTGCACGTCAACAGTCCGGGTGGCGACTGCATCGCGGCCAGTCAGATCTATACCATGCTCATGGATTACCCCTATGACGTCACGGTGCAGATTGACGGCATCGCCGCTTCCGCTGCCTCCGTGATCGCCATGGCGGGCACCAAAGTGCTCATGTCCCCCACGTCCCTCCTCATGGTGCACAATCCCTGGACCAGCGCTGTCGGGGATGTCGCGGAGATGCAGAAGGCCATCTCCATGCTGGACGAGGTCAAGGAGAGCATCATCAATGCCTACGAGATCAAAACCGGCCTGAGCCGCGCCCGCATCTCCCACATCATGGATGCCGAGACCTGGATGAACGCCAACAAGGCGAAGGAACTGGGCTTCTGTGATGAAATCCTCTTCGAAGAGGAGCACAGCGATGAGCCTGCCAAGCCCGACTTCATCTTCTCCTCCAGGCTGGCTGCCCTTCAGCTCATGAACAAGATCATGGGCGCTGTTCCACCTGAAGCATTGGAGGAAGCCGACAAAGAGGATACAGCTCCCACACCAGAGGCCACAGTACCTCAGCCTGACACACCTGAGGAGGTGCAGGCTGCTGATGATCCTCAGCCTGACACGGTCCCTGCTGCTGACAACACCACAATCGATTCCGCAATGCTGGAAAAGCTCCGGATTACGATGACCGCTGAGCAGCTGCGCAGTTTCGGCATGCCAATGCTCGTCATTCACGCCACGGCGACCGAATCCATTTCCCCTGAACACGCTCCTGAACCGCAGGAGCCTGACCATCGCGTAAAAGCGGCAGACCTTGAGAAAAGGCTGTCGCTTTTAAGTAAGCACCCAACGACAACATTATGGAGGTAACACATGAACCAGATTCTCTCTCTGCGTGAAAAGCGCGCCAAGCTGTGGGCCGACGCCAAGGCCTTCCTGGACTCCCACCGCGGCGAAGACGGCATGGTTTCTGCCGAGGACAACGCTACCTACGAAAAGATGGAAGCGGACGTGGTCGCGCTCGGCAAGGAAATCGAGCGCCTGGAGCGTCAGGCTGCCATCGACCGTGAGCTCGACAAGCCCACTTCCACGCCCCTGGTCTCCAAGCCCGAGGCCGCTATGCCCACCGCCGCGAAGCCCGCTGGCCGGAACTCCGACGAGTACAAGAAGGCCTTCTGGAATCAGATGCGCGGCCGCGTGACCCCTGAGGTCTACAACGCCCTGCAGGTGGGTACGCTGTCTGAGGGCGGCTATACCGTGCCGGATGAGTTCGACCGTCAGCTGATCGACGGCCTGATGGAAGAGAACATCATGCGCGGCCTGGTGCACATCATCAAGACCGGTTCCGGCGAGCACAAGATCCCGGTCGTCGCCTCTCACGGCGCTGGCTCCTGGATCGATGAGGAGCAGTCCATTCCCGAGTCCGATGACGCCTTCAGCCAGGTGACCCTGTCCGCTCACAAGTTCGCCACCATGATTCGCGTCAGCCGTGAGCTGCTCAACGACTCCGCTTTCGACATCGCCGCCTACATCGCGCAGGAGTTTGTCCGCCGCGCCGGCGCTGCGGAGGAGGAAGCTATCATCTCCGGTGACGGCTCCCACAAGCCCATCGGTCTGCTGCACGCCACCCTCGGCGCTCAGACGGGCGTCACTGCCGCTTCTCAGACCGCGATCACAGCGGATGAGCTCATCGACATGCAGCACAGCCTGAAGGCTCCCTACCGCCGCAAGGCCGTGTGGATCATGAACGACGCCACCATCTCCGCCATCCGGAAGCTGAAGGATGGTCAGGGCCAGTACATCTGGCAGCCCGGCATCAAGGAGGGCGCTCCGGACATGCTGTTCAATCAGAAGGTCCTGATGTCCAACTACATGCCCCTGATCGGCGCGGGCAACAAGGTCATCCTGTACGGCGATTACAGCTACTACTGGCTGGCCGAGCGTGAGGGCCGTACCATGGAGCGCCTGAACGAGCTGTACGCCGTCACCGATCAGGTCGGCTTCAAGATGACGGAGCGCCTCGACGGCCGCCTGATCCTTCCCGAAGCGGTCAAGGTGCTGCAGATGAAGGCGTAAGGAGTCCAGCTTCCCATCGGCCTTGTTAGACGCGTTTAACGCCAAAAAGGGCCAAAAATGCAATAAGCCCCGCCAGGCGCAAAAACCTGACGGGCTCCGACTCACATGGAGGAAAACGCATGCCTGATACACACGTAACAAAAAACTATTTCACCGAAGGCGGTGACGAGCTCGTCATTGGCGGTAAGCTCACCGTTCTGGAAGGCGCTGAAGTGGAGGGTCTCTCCGGCGGTGGTGGCTCCTATACGCTGCCCGCCGCTACAGCTGACAAGCTCGGCGGCATCAAGGTCGGCAGTGGCCTGACCATTACGGACGGTGTGCTGTCAGCTACCGGCATCACGCCCGCCGAAGCCCAGGCCGACAGTACGGCTTCTTCCTACACCGGCCTCAAGGACGACTTCAACGCGCTACTCGCCAAGCTCCGCGCTGCCGGGCTGCTGGCGGCCGGCGAGTAAGGCCAAAAAGGGCCAAAAATGCAAAAAGGCTCGGCCAGGTACACCGTGTAGGCATACCTGACCGAGCCTGATCTTCTGGAGGACAAAGTGAATGAACGATTCTCACACGACCAGAAACTATTTCGCGCATGGCGGCGAGGAGCTCGTCATCGGAGGAAAGCTCACCTTTCTCCCCGGCGCAACGGTCGAAGGTGGAGAAGGCCTCTTCGACCTTCCTACTGGCGGTTCCGCGTCAGCGGTCCTGCCTGCACTCCCCGACAGCAAAGCGACCTCCACCACTCAGCTGCGCGAAGATCTCAACAGGCTTCTGGCGGTGCTCCGCTCCGCTGGCCTGATGGCCACCGACGAGGTCACCGGCGAGGACACTGAAGGCTCCGGTGATGCCGAGTGATCCTGACCGTTGAAGAAGTCAAGGTTCACCTGCGCATCGAAGAGGATGACGAGGATGAGTACATCGCCAGTCTGATCCGGCAGGCACAATCCACCGCAGAGGACTTCTGCAGAGTCTCGTTTGAGCCCGAAACCATTGTAGACGATGAGGGCCACGAGACCGTCACTACGGTGCCTGAGCCGGTCAGGCTGGCGGTACTCTTAATGGTCTCCCACTACTACGAGAACCGGGACAATCCCGACCGCTCAGTCTACGGCACCATGCGGATCGCTTTTGAGAACCTGTTGTATCCCTACAGGGACCCAGACAAGATGTTCTAATGTGCGCACCGGAGGTGATGACCCTTGCGCGGATACAAAAACTTTGACGGTACCCCTCACCCAGGGGACCTGAAGCACCGGGTGGAGATTGGGTACACCGAGAACACCGTGAATGAAAACGGATATCCGGATGAGAACGACGTCGTGGTCTGCCGCGTCTGGGCATCCGCCACCGACGCCGGTAACCAGCATTACCGTTCCGCTGACGTCATGAACACGGAGCAGGTAGTCAACTTCACCATCCGCTACCGGGACGACATCAAACCCGGCATGTGGGTACGTTTCCGGGGTGAGAAATGGTTCATTTCCACCCTCGGCGAGTACTCCTTCCAGCGGGACTATCTCGGCCTGAAGGCTTCCATGCAGAAAGGAATCAGCGGATGAAGCAGGTACAGCAAGCCCTCAGGGATATCGGGATTCCTGTTTACGCTGGTGTCTGGCGTGCGCCCGGCCGGGACCAGAACGCCCCGCTGCAGTACTGCGTCTATTCCACGACCACGGTGGAGGCGGCCCACGAAGATGACCATCCCAGCATCTATCGCACCTACGTCTACCTCAACCTGTGGTCGGACATCGACCCGACCGAGATGCGCTACAGGATCCGGCAGGCCATGTATGACGCCGGTTTCGGCATGGTGGAAGAGTCCGACAAGGGTTATAACCAGCCGGCCTACGACACCGCCACCCGGCAGTACACCGTCCAATGGACCTGGTGCATCGCGGAACCGGTATAGGAGGTGATCCCATACCGATTGATACTAAAGGCTTCTCGGAGCTGATTGGCGACATCAGCCGGATGGCCGCCGCCCTGGATACCGCCAATGAAGGCGCTCCGGCAGCACGCCGCATTCTCACCGCAGCGGCAGTGCCTGTCGAAGCCCAGATGAAGGCCAACGCCAGCAGCGATCCCAAGATCATCACCAACAAACTGCACGGCGCGATCTCCACCGGCAAGCCCAAGAAACGGAAAACCACCGGCATGCAGATCACCATCGGCGTACACCGGAAAGACTGGGATGGTGAAGACTACTATCCCGCGTATGTCGAGTACGGGCACGGAGGTCCCGGTCCCGCGCCAGCGCACCCTTACGTTCGACCCGCTTTTGATACTACCCAGGACCAGACCTTCGGCATCATCCGCAGCGGCCTGGCCGACGAGCTGAGGAGCAAGTAGCCCTCAGCTTTACTTCAATTTATAGGAGGAACACCCAATGGCTGATACTCCCGCCGCTTCCCCGACCGTATCCTCGACGATCGGTCTCAAAAACGTCGTCATCGCGCCCCTGCTGACCGACACGGAAGCCGGTCACAGTTATGGCGACCTGCAGCTTCTGGCTGGCGCGATTGAGGCCAGCGTCACCCCGGACAATGCCGATCCCGACATCCTCTACGCGGATGACATCGAGTTCGACACCCTCTATGCGGACCCGAATATCGACTTCAAGCTCAAAATGGCGGACATCCCGCTGCTCATCCAGGAGATGATCTTCGCCAACAAGATCGACGATAACGGTGTCCTGATCCGTACCTCGCAGGACAAGCCGCCCTACTTCGCCGTCGGCTTCAAGAGCGAGAAGTCCAACGGCAAGTACCGTTATGTCTGGCTGTACAAGGTTCGGGCCAAGCCCCTCACCGAGAACTTCGCCACCAAGGAAGGCGATACCATCAACCGCCAGAATCCTGAGGTTGAGTTTACTGCCATCAAGCGCACCCACGATGCCCGCTACCAGGCGGTCGCCGATGAGGACGAGAACGGCTTCACCGCGGCCAAGGCCGCGACCTTCCTGACCTCTGTCTACGATCCGACCTTCACCACCACCGGTGGCTAATTGATGGGAGGTGACAGGGATGTCGCTGGAAGCCTTAAAGCGTAATGGGCACAACCTTGACCTGGGCGTCACCGAGCTCGCCGGTCCCTACGGCATCCCTGTCATCCAGCCTGTTCATCTGGATAAGCTTATGGAATGGATCCGCTTTAATCATGCGCTCAGGGAGCCTCACAAGGATCGCTTCGGTGTCCACTTCTTTATCGACGATTACCTCTTTCAAAGGGCATGGCACGATCCCAAGCGCTATGCCCTTTTCCTTTCCCAGTTTCCGGCAGTCATGTCGCCGGATTTTTCTATGTTTGCCGATTATCCCGTGGCTGTCCAGATCTACAACCACTGGCGAAAGCATCTCCTAGCTGCCTACTGGCAGTCGTTGGGAATGACCATCATCCCGACCGTTGGCTGGATCGGGCCTGACAGTTATGCCTGGTGCTTTGACGGGGAACCTGAAGGCAGCACCGTCGCGGTATCCTCTGTCGGCGTGATGAAAAACAAAGACGCCCGCCGCATCTTTGTAGATGGGTACCGCGAAATGCTCTCCCGCCTGCAGCCTGACAAGATCATCTTTTTCGGCGATATGCCGGATGAGTGCCAGGGCAACATCGAGCATCACGATCCCTACTACGAGACCTTCACCAGCAAACGCTCCTTTGCTGACCGAGCGAGGTGATGGGCTATAGGAACAAGAGGATCGTCCTCCCATAGTGGAGGGCCGGGCTTCTTTGGGAGAATGCCCCATTACCAATCTCGGTTTATACAGTTTGCCACCCAGCGGGAAGCGGAGGCCTATCACATGGCAGCCAACTTTGACCGGAACAAGTGGGATAACATGCTGAGCAGTGAGGAACGGAATGGCATATATCAGTACACCAGCTACTGGTATTCGGACATGAACACTTCCCTGCGAGAAGATATGCCGGATTCCAGCGTGGCCAACTATATCGCTGGAGCGACAGCTGGCCTGGACAAGTTTGAAGCCGCTGATGATGTTGTCACTTTCCGCGGTGCGAACCTACACTGGACGGCAAATCTGCTCGGTGGGACGGAGGCGCAGATGTCGAATGCTGCTTTCCTGAAATCCAAGATTGGCAAGACCGTCGTGGACAAGGGCTTCATGTCTTCCGGCACCCATCAGGACAGCTCCTGGTCTGCTGACGTCAAGTATACCATCTTCGTCAACAAAGGGGTTCGTGGCATGTACGTTGACCCCATCTCAGCCAACCGGGGCGAGAAAGAGTTTCTGTTCAACCGTGACACAGAATTCACGGTACACGCTATTAAGACCGGCACTGGCGGCCGCATCCGGGAGTTGATCCTTGAGGCGCTGCCGACTAGGAAGCCACATAAATGAAGGAGTATGCTATGAGCGATCGCAAGAACACTGTCAAAGCATATAACAAAGAGGATATGTGTGAAGAAGTCAAGCATTATCTGGAAACCGAACACAATGTCCATTGGATCAAGGATGAAGCTGTCTGCCGAATCGTACATTTCGTCTATCACGGCGGTATCTGGGATGAGGATTACCGCAGCCGCTTCCCGGCCCTCAAACGGAAGCATCTGGACCACCTGAGCGAGGCCGAAGTCCTCTCCTACCTCACCATGATCATCTGCACCGACCGCACCCAGGAGGGATGCATCGACGCGCATATCCAGAACGGCAAGCTGGAAGCCCTGCTCCGCCGCTGGCTGGAGCTTTACGAGAAGGAGAAGAGACATGCTGCCAACGGATAACCTCATTCGGACAGAGAGCGTCTCCCTGCTCCAGCTGGCTCATGCCTGTGCCGACTATCTTCGGCTGCAGCTGCCATCCACCGGCAAGCACCCCGGTCATGTCCGGGACAACTGCTGGCGGGCCTGGGAGGCAGCCGTCCAAGCGGACGCCGATTTCCTGTACACGCAGGATAGTGATGCGGTCTATGAAAGCTGCAAAGAGAAGGACGTCAATGAACTGACCATGGAGCAGGTGCGGGCTTGCATCGCTTCCCTGCTGCATGGGATGGAAGGTCATGAAGCTCCATATCCGTGCATTGAGGACGGCATCCTGCTCAAGTATCTGGATCAGTGGATGAACATGATGGAGGGAACCAACGGATGATTACCTGCAAGCTCAAGGACAAGACCTACACCGTAGACTTTATTTCCGGCAGGGCGCTGCGAGATATGGAGCCCGCCGCCAAGATGTACAGCCGGATCGTGACCATCGCCAATGCCGCGGCCAAGGGTGAGGACATCCCGCAGGATGAGCACCTGACCATTCAAGGGGCCATGGACGAGATGATCCGCTGGTTTTGCCTGCTGTTCAATAATCAGTTCACGCCAGACGATGTCCTGGACGGCTATCCCGTGGATCGCCTGATGCACGACATCGCGCTAGCGCTCATGGCCGTCCAGACTCAGACGACAGAGATCCTGGACGAGTTCCCTACGAAGGCAGCGGAGGAAAAGACGGAGACGCCGACCACGGAAACTCCGGAGAAATCCTGACGCTGCCGGACTTTATCTATTCCACCTATAACACCTTGCTTGAGGGCGGCTGGCGGATGCGGGAGATTGACGAGATGGACATGCTCGGCTTCTTGCGCGTCCGCGCCTGGAACGTGAAGCGAAAGGCTAAAAAGCAAGGATCCCGGCGCAGCACCATCGATAAGGTGTGGCCGGGACTTAAGCCGTGACATCACTATT